AAACTCAGGCAAACTATTTTTAGAAGATCCTAGACCAGGACCTAATACACACATGCCTAGAAGAGAAGATAATCTACCAGAACAGTTATGGAGAGTATGTGCTTATGAACCATTAGAAGGACGTATGATCTTTTTTCCATCTTGGTTGCCACACGGTGTAGATATAAATATGAATACGGATAAAGGTGAAAAGAATTGGAGAATATCTGTATCTTATAATTTTATACAAATATGAGTTTTAAAAAAAATAAATATCAAGTGATTCGTAGCGCTATATCAAAAGAGGTAGCAGACATAGCTTATAGGTATTTACAAATATCAGCAGAAGCAGATCACTGGATGTTGAACAATGGTGTGACTCACGCTGGAAATAAACTTATTGGTAATTTTAACGACCCACAAGTTCCTAACTCTTATGCTAAATATAGTGATAGATTAATGGAGACATTGCTAGTTAAGACTATAGCTGTAATGCAGAAGAAGACAGGACTTAAACTGGTACCCACATATTCATACACAAGACTCTATAGAAAAGGTAATATCTTACGAAGACACAAGGATAGACCAAGTTGTGAGATATCGACTACATTAAATCTAGGCGGAGATAACTGGCCTATATTTATCGATCCTACGGGGTCTGACAACGTCATAGACGAGTATAAGAACGTGCATAAACCTGGTGCACCTAAAGGTATAGAGGTTAATTTAAAACCAGGGGATATGCTTATCTACTCTGGCTGTGAATTAGAGCACTGGAGAGAGCCTTTTGAAGGTCAATTATGTGGCCAAGTATTCTTGCACTATAATCATGCAGATGGACAGTTTGCAAAGAGCAATTTGTATGATAAAAGACCTATGCTAGGAATAGTCAAATAACGTTGAACATCAACGCAATCTAATATAATCTGGAGATCTATGCTACAAAAGATAGGGTTTGCGCCTGGTATAAATAAACAAATCACTGCGACAGCCGCTGAAGGTCAGTGGATAGACTGTGATAATGTCCGTTTTAGGTATTCTACTCCTGAAAAAATAGGTGGTTGGAAACAACTAGGAGCTGATAACATTACTGGTGCCGTTAGAGCTCTACACCAATTTACAAATAGTTTGGGGCGAAAATATTCTATCATAGGATCAAACAGAATATTATACGCTTATTCAGGTGGTGTGTTTTATGACATACACCCTATTAAATCTACGACAACGCTTACCAATGCATTTAGCACGACTAACGGATCAACAACTGTTACAATAAATTTTTCTACAGACCACGGGATTACAGCTGGTGATATTATATTATTAGATAACTTCTCAACTGCAACTAACTCTGATTATGCAGCAGCTAATTTTGATGACATAAGATTTATGGTAACAACAGTGCCATCATCAAATACTATTACGATTACAATGCCATCTGCTGAGTCAGGATCTGGAGCTAGCGAATCAGGCGGTATTAGAGTTCAACATTATTATAAAGTAGGACCTGATGTACAATCACAGGGTTTTGGTTGGTCACTTGGATCTTGGGGTGGAACTGAGGTTGGAGCTTTTACAACGGTTTTATCATCAGATATATCTGCAGCTGCTACAAGTATAACATTAAATGATGCATCACAGTTTCCTAGTTCTGGAACAAACTTTATACAAATAGGAACAGAAGAAATATCTTACACAGGTATATCTACAAACACATTAACAGGTGTAACAAGAGGTGTAAGAAATACAACAGCAGCATCACACTCTGCTGGAGCTACAATAACAAACTCATCTAGTTTCGTAGCATGGGGTGAGGCAGCATCAGGGGACTTAATCGTTGATCCTGGTATGTGGTCTATTGATAACTTCGGAGATAAAGCTATTTGTTTAATTGTAGATGGTGAGGTATTTGAATGGAACTCAGCAGCAACAGATGCGACAAACTCTAGAGCAACTATTATTACAGGTGCTCCAACTGCATCAAGACACATGTTAGTATCCACACCGGATAGACACTTAGTATTCTTTGGAACAGAAACCACGATTGGTGATAAATCAACTCAAGATGATATGTTTATTAGATTCTCTGCAGTTGAGGATATTAACACGTACACACCTACAGCAACCAATGACGCTGGCACACAGAGACTGGCCGACGGATCACGGATCATTGGAGCCATCAGAGGTAGAGATGCAATTTATGTTTATACAGACACGGCCTTGTTCTTACAAAGATTTGTAGGTCAACCGTTTACATTTGCCTTTGTGCAAGTTGGAACTAACTGTGGATTAATTGGTAAAAACGCAGCAGTTGAGGTAGATGGTGCAGCTTACTGGTTATCTGAAAATGGTTTCTTTAAATATGCTGGTGCTCTTGAAACATTACCATGTTTAGTAGAGGACTTTGTGTATGACGATATAAATTTAGACTCTGGTAATCAAATGATTTTTGCAGGTTTAAATAATTTATTTGGTGAGATTATGTGGTTCTATCCAACAGCAAACTCTGCAGTTGTAAATAAAATGGTTTGTTATAACTATCAAGATTCATCACCACAAAGACCTGTATGGACAGTGGGCACATTAGCTAGAACAGCATGGGCTGACTCTGCAATCTTTGGTAAACCACATGCCATGGAATATGATGCGGATGGTGTTGAAGGTGCTACGTCCTCTACGTATGTACAAGGTAATACCGATGGCATTACAACATATTACCAACACGAAACAGGAACAGATCAAGTTAAAGGTGGAACAGTAACAGCTATAACAGCAAATATATTATCTGGTGACTTTGATATTACACAACAACTAGCAAGAGGACAGTTATCAGGCACACCAACATTTAGAGGAGATGGAGAGTTCTTAATGAAGATTAGAAGATTTGTGCCAGACTTTATATCTCAGACAGGAAACACAAGAGTAACTTTAAATTTAAAAAATTACTCTAATGATTCGGCAGCTAGTTCTTCACTTGGACCTTTTGATGTGAGTTCGTCTACAACTAAAGTAGATACAAGAGCTAGGGCTAGAGCCATAGCTTTAAAAGTAGAAAACACAAGCACAAGTCAAGATTGGAAATTAGGAACATTTAGATTAGATATACAACCAGACGGTAGAAGATAATGGCAAAGATAATACAAGTATTAACAAGACCCAGTGAAGAATATAAACAATCTGTAGCAGATGCACAGGTTAGAGATCTTGATGGTGTCATACAAAAATTAAATACAACGTATCAACAAGAATTAAAAGATGAGATGGAAGCAGAAAGCTTCTTTATAAATTAATGGCAAATAGTTTTATAAATAAAAAGAATGATTTAACAACTACAGATCTAACAACTGTATATACAGTGCCTTCGTTCAAAACAGCTGTGGTTAAATCTATATTAGTATCAGATGATTCGGGATCTGGAACCACTATAACAGTAACTTTAGTGGACTCATCATCAAACATATTTAGTTTATTTAAAAGTAAATCAGTATCCGCTAATACCACGGTG